TGGAGTGAAACGTGACCCAAGCATGGACAAGAAAAGAAGGAAAAGCAAAGAGCGGTGGTTTGAACGCGAAGGGGAGGGCATCATACAACGCCGCCAACCCCGGAAAACCCGGTTTGAAAGCGCCCCAGCCAGAAGGTGGAAGCCGCAAGAAATCATTCTGTGCGCGGATGACGGGTATGAAGAAGAAGCTGACTTCAACCAAGACCGCTAATGACCCGAATAGCCGGATAAACAAAAGCCTTCGGGCTTGGAAGTGCTGAAATAATGCACGAACAATCTGAAACTGTTGAGCGTGACGGAAAATTCTTTAATGTGTATGGGGTGAATACGCCCAGTGCTGGAAAAGTTCTGCCGGGAGAACCTGCTTACAATACGTTAAAAGAAGCGGTTACCGCTGCTAAAAATAGATCAGAGCAATACGGGCATACGCACAATCCAGAGGGTAATAACATGGCTGATGACGCAGAAAAAATGGAAGATGCACGTAGCCGTGCCGAACGTGCTGCAACCGAAGAAAAAGATATGCTTAGTAAAATTTCACCTGTAGCGAGATCAGGGGCCACCAAAGACTTTAATCGAGCCATTGCGGACTTTAAAAAAATACCGCAAAAAGTGCGTGACAAAGCAGCGTATGACCAATCAGGGCATAAAAAAGGCGGCACCATCAAAAAGATGGTTCGCGGCGGTGGCATTGAATCTCGCGGCAAGACCAAGGGTCGGTTTGTATAATGCCTAGCTCATCGGCTAAACAGCATCGTTTCATGGCAGCAATTGCCAATAACCCATCATTTGCTAAAAAAGTTGGGGTATCTCAATCTGTCGGCAAAGACTTTTTTGCGGCTGACAAAGGTAAGACGTTTGCTACTGGCGGCATTACTAAGCAGAAAATTAACAAACAAAACACCCGGCACGGAATGATGGATTTGCCGGTTGCTAACCTAAGCCGGTTCGCCGGCATGAAGAAAGGTGGTGATGTTATGAAAGAACCTAAAGATGCAATGATGCCCCGTCGTTCTCGTGGTATGACTCCTCCTGTAGCTCCACAATCGCCAATGGGCATGAATAAAGGCGGTATGCCCATGAAAGACGGAAAACCTGCGTTTATGAAAAAGTTTGCCAAGGGCGGCGGCATTGAGTCCCGTGGCAAAACCAAAGGCACAGTCATCCGTATGGCTTCGGGTGGCTCTGTTAGCTCCGCTTCACGCCGTGCTGATGGTATTGCTCAACGCGGTAAGACCCGTTGCTAGGATGCGCCCGTCTCGTGGAATGGGGGCCATAGCTCCCTCAAAGGTGCCTAAACTCATCAAGAAGCGGGATGGGAACGAGCCTGTTAAGGTGTTTAAACAGGGCGGTAAGGTCAACGAGGCGGGTAACTACACCAAGCCGGGACTGCGTAAGCGTATCTTTAATAGCGTCAAGGCTGCTGCGGTTCAAGGCACGGGTGCTGGGCAGTGGTCAGCCCGTAAAAGTCAGGTGCTAGCAAAGAGATATAAGGCTGCTGGTGGAGGGTACAAAGATTGAAAGCACCGCAACAATCCCTGAAGAACTGGGGTGACCAGAAATGGCGCACTAAGTCAGGCAAACCTTCGTCAAAGACAGGCGAGAGATACCTGCCAGAGAAGGCAATCAAAGCCCTCAGTCCGCAGGAATACGCTGCTACGACACGGGCTAAACGGCAAGGCAAGGCGGCAGGTAAGCAGTTTGTAGCTCAACCCAAGAGCATAGCCAGAAAAACAGCGGGATATAGATAATGGCGCTTAAAACTACAGCTACAACCGACTTCAACCTAGACCTAAACAATCTGGTTGAAGAGGCATTTGAGCGTTGCGGGGCAGAGCTTCGTTCCGGCTACGACATGCGGACGGCTAGGCGTAGTTTAAACCTGCTGACGATGGAGTGGGCTAACAAGGGCATTAACCTCTGGACGATTGAGCAGGGGTCGCAGGTATTGACCTATAACGTGGGCGACTACGACATTCCCGTAGACACAGTAGACCTCCTAGACCACGTTATCCGCACGGGAACTGGCACCAACCAGACCGACATCAACATATCCCGTATCTCTGTGAGTACCTATGCCTCCATCCCCAATAAGAACGCCACTGGTCGCCCAATCCAAGTGTGGTTCCAGAGAAAAACAGGCGCTACAGACGCAACCGACACTGTCGTCTATCCGCAGATTCATGTCTGGCCTAAACCAGATAACAGCCAAACTTACACATTTGTGTATTGGCGTCTGCGTCGTATGCTTGATGCTGGCAATGGTATTAACGGTCAAGACGTTCCGTTTCGTTTCATCCCGTGTATGGTCGCTGGCCTTGCTTATCACCTCTCTAAGAAAATACCCGGAGCGGAATCCCGTATCCAGATGTTGAAGGCCGACTACGACGAGGCCTGGGAATGGGCATCTACTGAAGACAGGGAGAAGGCTCCGATCCGGTTTGTGCCGCGTCAGATGTTCATAGGCGGTGGCTAATGGGCGTTACCTTTGCTTCCGGTAGAAATGCTATATCCGAGTGTGATAGGTGCGGATTTAGGTACAAACTGACTGAATTAAAGCCATTAACCATAAAGACCAAAATCACTAACATATTAGTTTGCCCAACGTGCTGGGAACCGGATCAACCTCAATTACAATTGGGGATGTGGGCAAGCCAAATAGTAGACCCACAAGCCATTAGAAACCCTCGCCCTGACAACAGCTACGTGACTTCTGGGGTTGGAGATGACGGATATCCGGGCGGTGGTAGCCGGATAATCCAGTGGGGATGGAACCCGGTGGGCGGTTCTAGGCAGTTTGACGCAGCTTTAACCCCCAATAACTTAGCCCTAACGGTTAGTATTGGCACGGTTACAATAGCGGTTACTTAGGAGATTCAAATGGATAAGAAGCAAGTTAAGCAGATTGCAGACAAAGAAGTCAAAGTGCATGAGAAGCGTTTACACGGCATGAAAAAGGGTGGCCCTACTGGTATGGCGATGAAAGCCGTAGGTCGTAATATGGCGCGGGCAAACAATCAGAGGGGCAAATAATGGCTGACAATCTCCCCGCTTCTGCTTACGCCAAGCCGCACACCATGACCGGTAAGTCTGTGACCATCAAAAACAATCCCGGTTCTGGTAAGGATATGAGCGAACTTAGCAACCGGCGCATGAGTGTTGGCAATGTCAGCACTTCGATGAACAATGAGATCAAGACCTCTGGTATTCAAGTGCGCGGCGGTAAGGCGCAGACCAAAGGCAAGATGGCCCGTGGCCCGATGGCGTAATCATTAAATAATGAGCAGAGACAAAATAAATCTGGCGGCTTGGAAACGCAAAAACCGCGCAGCTAATCTAGACAAGGTTAGGGCGTATGAACGTGCGAAATATCACAATAACAAAGAGAAAAAGCTTGCCAGTGTTAAAATTTGGTCTGCCGCTAACCCAGAAAAAGTAAAAGCTGCAAAACAAAAATATGAAGAAGGTAACAAAGATTCTTGTAATGCTAGACGCAAAGAATGGAGAGAAAAGTTTCCAGAAAAATTTAAGCTTTGCCAGACTAACTGGGCACTAGAAAATAAGCCTAAGTTAGCCGCAACATGCCGGAAATATCAAGCATCTAAATTACAGCGTATTCCGGCATGGCTTGATGAGGATGATTTTTGGTTGTTAGAACAGGTCTATGAATTAGCCGCGTTACGCACAAAAATGTTTGGTTTTGATTGGCATGTAGATCATGTAATTCCGCTTCAGGGAAAACGTGTTTCTGGTCTCCATGTCCCGACAAATCTAGCCGTGATACCATATTTTGAAAATTGTAGAAAAAATAACGGGTTTGTTGTATGAATTATTCAACTCTTTTTTTGACAATTAAAGGATTCCTTGAGTCCGACTTCCCAGATACCATCTTCTACGGTAGCGATGGAACAACCGCGACTACCCTTACCAGCGTAGAGCAAGTCAACACGTTCATCACCCAAGCTGAACAGCGTATATACAACTCTGTTCAGTTTCCTTCGTTGCGTAAGAATGTGACTGGCACAGCGGCTGTAAGCAACAAATACTTGTCCTGCCCCACCGACTTTCTGGCTCCGTATTCGATGGCGGTAATAGACCCTACCACTGGCGCGTATTCATACCTGCTCAACAAGGATGTGAACTTCATCCGTGAATCCTATCCGATTCCAACTGATACAGGCACCCCAGCCCATTACGCTTTGTTTGGCCCGACTACTACAAGCGCAAATCCCCCCGTGCCAACCACGGAGTTGTCGTTCCTTTTGGGGCCGACCCCTGATGCCTCTTACAGCATAGAGCTTCACTACTACTATTACCCTGAGAGCATTACGACTGCGTCCAGCGGTCAGACTTGGCTGGGAGATAACATTGACTCAGTCCTGCTCTACGGTGCAATGGTTGAAGCTTGCACGTTCCAGAAGGCTGAAGCGGATATCATTGCAAACTACAACGGCAAGTATCAAGAAGCCCTCATGCTGGCTAAACGGTTGGGGGATGGCCTTGAGCGTCAAGATGCCTACCGTAGCGGGCAAGCTAGGATTCCGGTGAAATAATGGCATTTACTGGCAACATCACAACTGACGCCTTTCTCTTGGGGATGCCTAGCGGGTCATATAACTTCGCTACCGGCACTTCTGACGTATACAAGATTGCCCTGTATACCAACGCGGCTACGCTGGATGCAGATACTGCGGTCTATACCGCAACGGGTGAGGTTACAGATACAGGCTATACGGCGGCTGGGGAAACTTTGGTAGTTAGCACAGTCCCTGTTGTTTCAAGCAATGTAGCTTACTGGTCGTTTGACAATGTTTCTTGGTCAGGCGCTATTACCGCCCGTGGTGCGCTGATCTACAAGGTCAGTGGTGGGACAGTCTGCGTTCTGGACTTTGGTTCGGATAAGACCTCTACCGCTACCTTCACCGTGCAGTTTCCTTCACCAGATAATACTTCAGCCATCATAAGGATTGCGTAATGCTTATTACTACGACCAAAGGCGACATGGAAGAGTCCCTGCTGGAGAAGAGGGAAGGTTCTGTGGACAACGATAACGAGATGACTACTTGGGTTGAATATTGGGATGCTGGTGAGTTGGTGCATCGTTCCGCTCATGTAACACTTAAACAACCTGTCACATTCGGTGATGGTGTGGCGGCAGCTTTAAGATAAAAGGAGAAATAATGGCTAATACCCAAAGCATGTGTACTACGTTTATGAAAGAGTTGATGTTGGGTCAACATCAGTTTGGCACTTCCACACTGACTTCACGCACCAGCTTGACCGCGCCGACAACCGATACGTTTAAAGCAGCAATGTATTTTGTTTCCGCAACGATAAACGCTTCGACTACAGCTTATTCCGCTACCGGCGAAGTAACCAATACTTCCGGCACTGGCTATACGGCTGGCGGGCTTACGGTAACCAATGCAACGGCTCCGCTGTCAACAAATACAACGGCTACGGCTGGTGTGGCTTACTGGACTTCTTCAGCAAGTTTTGTTTGGACTGCGTTGACGATTACTACGGCATTTGACTCTGTGTTGATTTACAACTCTACGCAAAGCAACAAGGCTGTAAGTGTCCATACGTTTGGTTCGCAAACAATTACGTCAGGAACATTTACTCTTACGATGCCAGCCAACGACACTACCAACGCGCTCTTGCGTTTGTCCACCACTTAATGGGGCGCGGCAGTGCCGCGTAAATTATGTTCAGTGGATTCCCATACAGCAGTGTTCCGTTCGCGGCGTTAGGCGTATCAGGATCAGGTGCAACATTAACAGGAGATGCGGCATCTGGTGCGGTAGGGACAGTTACGGTATCAAATGTAACTGCTATTACTAGCAACTTAGCAAGCGGGGTTGTTGGAAGTGTAGGGTCAGCAATAACAGTTGCGTTAACCGGAGTCAGTAGCAGCGGGTTAGTTGGAACAGTAATAGCATCCAATGGTTTAACCCTAGCTATAACCGGAGTATTAAGTAGTGGATCAGTTGGAACGCTAGGCATTACAAACGCAGTGGATTTATCAGGTGTGCTTGGGAGTGGACTAGCTGGAACGGTTGTAGCAACAAGGTCAGTCGCCATTACCGGCGTTCTTGCAAGCGGTTTGGTTGGGACGATAGGCGTTGAAAAGTTATTTGCTTTAACTGGTGTAAACGCAGCCGGTTTGTTAAATGGCTTTTTAGTGCAGTCTACGATTGGTAGTGATTCAGCCAGTGGATTTGCGGGAACGGTAATTCCCGGTCTTAGCTTCGGGTTATCCGGCGTATCGGCAGCAGGGTTGGTAGGGTCTATAACGCTAGGCGAAACAGCTATTGGGCTAACAAGTGCTACAGGTTTAGGCTTGGTTGGAACGGTTACTCCGGGAAAAACATTTGCCCTTTCTGGCGTATTTGCTGCGGGAAAGACCGGACTAATAGTGCCTGTTTACTGGAAAGTGATTGATGATTCACAAACAGCTAATTGGGCGGTTATAGACGCTTCAAACGCTACGACATGGATAGTGACAGGAACGGGGAACTAAATGGGCCTTAAACGCGCAAACCGGATCAAGGATCAAACCACAACAACCGGCACTGGGACACTTACGCTAGGAGGCGCACAGACTGGCTACTTGGCAGTGGGTAGCGGCTATTCCAACGGGGATCGTGGTCTGTTTGTTATTCAAGGCACGACAGAGTGGGAATTGTCCTACGGCACTTATACTAGCTCTGGCACTACGCTTTCCCGCGACCAAGTTGTCGCATCCAGCAATTCAGGTTCATTAGTAAATTTTAGCGCCGGTAGTAAAGATGTGTTCCCCGCCCCTGACGCGGCTGACGGTAACGCTGCTGATGCTGGAATGTATGGCGCTGGAACAGACGGCAACGTAACCATATCAAGTGGCACTACAACGCTTACGCGTGATATGTATTACAACACCCTGACAATGACTGGGGGGAAGATCAACCCTGCGGGTTATCGCATATTCGTCAATGATACCTTTGATATTTCTGGATACACCACGGGTGGGCCAGCGATTGAACGTCTTGCAGGAACTGCTGCTGGCGTTACTGTTGGCGTTGGCAGTGCTGCCGTCGCTGGTGGTGCCGGTGGCTATGTAACCGTCAGCGCCACTGGTTACCAAGGAGGTGACGGCACAGCAGGGGGCGCTATAACAGGAAATGGCGGCGCTGGTGGGGCAAGCGGGGCTGGCGGAAACGGTCAAGCTCACGATTATTCTCCCATAACAGACCCCGGATATTTGGCCGGTACTTCTGGAGCCGCTGGTACGTTAACAGCTATTCCGATTTATCGCCGCATACCTTACCTTACTAGCGGCCCATCAACATTAATTGTTGGTGGTGGGCGCGGAGCAAGCGGTGGGGGTGGTGGCGCTGGTGCCGGTAATCCAATTGGTAAAGAACCTTTACACTCTGCAACTGGCGGTATTGGCGGTACTGGTGGTACTGGTGGTGGCGTTTTAGATATGGTTTGTAAGATATTTAAAACAAGCGGTAGTAATCCGGCTGGTTTAATAACCGCATCAGGCGGAGCAGCTAGTGCGGGAGCTACTGGCGTAAACGGTGGTGGTGTACCAACAGCTTACTCTGGTGGTGGCGGCGGCGGGGCTGGTGGCGGTGGCGGTTGGATTTTTTTCTGCTACGCAATCCGCAATGGGACTGGCGTTTCTAACCTGTTTAACGCAAATGGTGGCGCTGGAGCAAACGGCGGGAATTCTGGCGGCGGCACTGCGGTTGTTGGAAATGGTGGGGCTGGTGGTTCTGGAGGAAGAATTTCCTTATTTAACTTGGCAACAAACGTAATTACTGAAACAACCGGCAGTGCAGGATCAGCCGCATCAGGGCAAACAGGCGGTGCTGGAAACTCATTTGGGGCAACAGTATGATTGACAGATACGGGCGGCGTATAGAGTTTGTTAGTGACGAGACGGGGGTTACTGCTACTTTGTTTGATGGTGACACTTCCCAAATGACGGTGCGTTGTGTTTCTGAAGAATCGGCTCTTGCAACATTAGAGGCTCATGCCCCGTATGTGGAACCTGTAGTTGAAGAGCCGCCTACACCGGAGCCGGTATACGAAAAAATTACAGTTAAGGTGATCCAATGAGCCTAGCCGTCGGGAAGTGCGTTTGCGTTAAAAACCTTTTTATAAAACAACTTGTTTTTGAACATGCTGGCGACGTTCACGACTACCACTCTCACGTTTATGACCACCCAACATTGGTTGCCCGTGGAAGTGTTGTGGTTGAAACGGATGACGGTAAAAAGGTTCCTTGCGTAGCTGGCGACATCATACTTGTCAAAGCCAACAAGATGCACAGGCTTGTTGCTACAGAAGACAACACTATGGCTTGCTGTCTGCATGTCGCACGGCGCGATGAAACTGGCGAACCGGCAGATATTCTTGAAGGTATTATTGTCACTGAAAATGACGCCGAAATGGGCGTGATATGCCTTTCACTTGTAAATGGACAGCCAAATGGACGTTTTGATTTATAAGTCAGTTGCCACTCCAGACGAGTGTTTACAACTCACCACATGGGCATTGTCTGCGCCTAGTTTTTCTAATGGGATAACCACCGCAACGGCGCAGACAAATCAACGCCAGACCAACCGTAACTGGAAGAGTTGCGACAAACCAAAACCGGTTTATCCTTCTCTTGTGTTTGATATTCAAAAGAGGATTGCAGTTTTGACTGGTCTAACCACAATATTTGATGATGATCTGCACGGAGCAAATGGGGTTGTTGTAAACATTACAATAGATGGCGGGGATGTTTACGAACACCGTGACCTGCTAAGTCAAAATAAAGAAGACGTTACTCGTTGCAATCTTTTGGTTTCGGAGCAACTTGATGGCGGCGTTTTGTCAATTGAAGGCCAGCCAATTAGTGAGTGGCATGAAGGGGATGTTGTGCAACTTAATGTAACTAAGCTGCTGCACGGAGCATCAAAAGTTTTTGGGGGCAAACCTAGAGTAAATTTTCTTTTTGGTTTCATTGAGAAAGACGCTAAGACTTGTAACGTAGTCGCGGCATAAAGGATTAAACATGGCCTCAACATACAGCAACCTTGGCATCGAACTGATCGGTTCCGGTGAACAGACGGGAACGTGGGGAACCACGACAAATACCAATTTGGGAACCCTGATAGATCAGGCAATCGGTGGGTATACAACCGTAGCTTGCACTACTGGGGCGGATACAACCATCACCATCCCTAACGGGGCTACTGGTGTGGCGCGTAATATGACCATACAGTTGAGCGGCACTGGTGGTGCTAGCACGAATTTAATTGTGCCTACCAATACAAAGCTCTACTTCATATACAACAATGCCTCTGGCGCTGTAACCGTCAAAGTCAGTGGGCAAACGGGTGTATCAGTCCCCGCCGCTGCAAAGATGGTGCTGGTATGTAATGGCACAGACGTTGTTGTGGCTCAGAATTATCTTTCGTCATTGACTCTTGGCGCTGCCCTGCCGGTTGCTTCCGGTGGTACGGGGTCTACATCTACTACTGCTTACGCAGTCTATGCGGGTAATAGTGCTGGCACTGGATTTACTCCTATTGCTCCCAGCACCTCTGGTAATTTGCTTACCTCTAACGGGACTAACTGGGCTTCTACTGCCGCGTCAACAACTTTTACTGGCACTGTCGTAGCAGCCAGCGGCTCAACCATATCTGATGGCACTACGGCCTTTGCTATCGGCTATCTGGCTATTCCGCAGAATGCTCAATCCAGCAACTACACACTGGTTCTGATCGATGGTGGTAAGCACATCTACAGCACCAACTCAGGCGCTCAGAGTATTACCATCCCAACCAATGCTTCGGTAGCCTTCCCAATTGGAACTGCGCTGACTATCGTGAATAACGGGACGACTGCAATCACTATCGTCACTACGTCTTTGACGGTATATCAAGCTGGAACAACCAATACAGGTAACCGGACGCTGGCTACCAAAGGTGTAGCAACGTGCCTTAAGGTAGATACCAATACGTGGTTTGTCTCTGGCGCTGGGATTACATAATGAGCGGCATCATGCATATGTTTGTAGGGGGCGCTGCACCTCCCGTGTTGTTGACGCTTTCAAGTAACACCGCTGACTACAACATATTCACTGCTGCTGGCTCTCCGACAGTTTCGACTACGGTTATTCTCACCATTAATTCCAGCGTTAACGTCTACTCAACCAGCACTTCTACCTACGCACTTGATACTGGAACGGGCTGGGCTGCGGGTAGCACCATCACCATAGCTAATGCGGGTAAAGTTATCGGTAAGGGCGGCTCTGGGGGAACCGGTGGGAATGGGGATATTTATGCGGGGGGTGCGGGTAGTCCGGGTACCGCTGGTGGCCCCGCTTTACGGGTTCAATACGCTACAACTATCACAGGGGCTGGAAACATTGTTGCTGGTGGCGGTGGCGGTGGTGGCGGTGGTGGTCAAGGCACTTCTGGCTACTCAACTTGTGGTGGCGGGGGCGGCGGCGGCGGCGCTTATAATGGCGGTGCTGGCGGTGCTGGCGGCGGACTTCAATCCCCCAATGCTCCGGGTTCGGCAGGTTCTGCTGGCTCCTTTACGGCAGGAGGCACTGGCGGGGCTGGCGGCGTCTATGGTTATACGGCTGGCACTGGCGGCACGGGTGGTTATGGCGTGGTTGGAGCTACAGGTCAGGCTGGTCAAAGTGGTGCCGCTGTCGGCGCTGGTGGCGCGGGTGGGGCAGCAGGTAACGCGATTAACGGGGTAGCAAATGTAGTAGCTAACTCAAACACCGTAACTGGGGCGCAGGTTTAAGGAATGGACATGGAAAACCAACACCTGATTAACGCAATGCTGGCTGGTGGTTTCACCGTTCTTGGCTGGTTTGCTCGTGAACTGTGGGCGGCGGTCAAAGAGTTAAAAGCCGATCTTGCCAAGCTGCGCGAGGACTTACCAAAAGAATACGTTTTGCGGGGTGACTACCGTGAGGACATACGCGACATCAAAGCGATGCTTGCAAAGATATTTGAAAAACTTGAAAACAAGGCCGACAAATGATTAAGCTATTTGCGTTGTTCATTTTCTCAACCGCTGTTACTGCGGCTCCTAACCTTGTTATCTGCCAAGG